CAGCCGGGGGCACTAGTAGCGCGTCGCTGAACAGGCTAGTTGCGAAGACCCCGGCATCCTATCTCGTGCTGGCGATATATGGAGATAACCGGAAACCGTATAATTACTTGTTAAGCTGAAAGGCAGGGAGGTGTGCATTGTACGAATATCAGGAACAGAAGCCAAAAATCCTGACTGATAATGGGCAAAAAGAGTTTTTGCGAGTGAGAGAACGAGCTAATCGGCTCCTTGATGATGCTGGGGCATTTATGATGTTTAGCGCTCTCAAAGACATAGCGGGTGATTCGTGGCTCATGATGGCCTACGTGGATCGCATGGTTGAGCTTGGGGAGATACGAGAAATCACAAGCGGAGTAGCTGGACAGGATCGAGTATTTGTACGTGCCTAACCACCAGTTGGACCGGGCAAGCCGGTCAACTGAGTGTTAGGACTCTGGACGGAGGTAGTATGTACGTGGCTCGGAGACTATCCATTTGGACTAAAGTAAAGTGTTTTTTCTCAAAGAAATATCGAGATCGGCACGAGCAAGAGCAGATGCGAATTATACGAGAGATGGTAACGATTGGGAAGCACGAACCAGTAATATGGCCCTAACCAAGGCATTTACGCATACCCTTAAAATGGAGGACTGGTACAATGGAGCGAGAATATGTGTATGTGTACGCATGGTCTCCGACTAATTATGCGCTATGGATTGAGGATGATAAGGGGAGTTATTGCACGTGCAAGCCGCGTGAGTCTCCTGAAGTCGTAGACGCCACTTGAAAAGGAGGGAAGATGATGTGGATTGCATGGCTTGCGTTTGCGTTCGGCCTGCTTGTAGGGCTGTGTGCGGGAATGATGCTGATTGTCTATATCCAGGTAGCAGTACAGGAGGGATCGAGTGAAGCGCTATCGAAAATCAACAACATGGGATCGCGTGATTGACGGGATGGATTTGTCGTGTCCTCAGTGCGGTTCGACCAGAGGTCACAGGCTCATCTCTGGGCTACTGATGCGCATAGCGGGTAGTCCCGTAGGAAAGGGCAAGTGTCGATGTCACAATGGTCATTTTTTCGCATGGCGGTTGAGCCCTTCAGTCGCCCACGATCTATTGAGCGAGGGATGTCATGTGCAATGATGTTACGTCAAACGACGTAATAAACGAAGAAATCGAGTTTTCCGAAAGAGCGCGGGGAGTGATAGCGGGCCACATGGTCCTTGCCGAGCACGACATGCTGGATCATATCCTGCGCCTCGCTGAGCGTGAGGGAGGATACCGAGCCCTTGCGGGAAAACTGGGGGTGTCCGTGTCCTATCTGAGCGACGTCATGCATGGCCGGAGGGAAGTGAGTGCGCAATTGGCCATGAAGCTGGGCAAGAAACGAATCTGTATTTTTCTGGAGGCGAAATGATAACGCTTGTAGTTACAATGGAAGTCATCGATAGCGTAGGTAGCACCACTAACACGCTTGCCGTTATAAATGTGGACTTGTCCGGAGATTTTGACATTCTGGCACAGGCTGATTTTTCAAGCCTGTTCGAGCAGTTACATTCCCGCGTTTTTGAGAGGGCCGAAATAGTCATCGAAGACAGGTTTAGGGATGAAGCATACCTGGCCAAAAATGGCAAGGCCGTCAATCAAGCGAAGATCGACGGCCTCTAGGGATTGGATATCCACGAATCAGACGGAGCATACCATGGAGGAATGGGAAATACAATGGGGAAAGGTGAACCGCCTGCCCTTGAAAGGCAAAACGGATATCACAGAAAATGAAGTCCGATGGGCTAAGGAAATCTTATTCCGTAGGCTCTACAAGCACATTGACCGAGAGGGATTATCCCCGTTTCAGCGGGATTATACGCTGCATATCAGTGTCGAGAGCGGGGGACTTGTGGCATGGCTGGAGAGTAACCGTCCTCGCAGGGTAATCGAATCCACGGCAGAGGGAGACACGTATGGCACCTGATATGGACCGCGCAAAAGGCATAGGCGGCAGTGACGTTGCTGCTATATGCGGACTATCTCCCTGGAAAACCCCATACCAGGTCTGGGAAGAAAAGCTCGGGTTGAGGACCAGTCAATCAGACAACCCAGCCATGGCTTACGGACGCATGATGGAGCCAGTTTTGAGGCAGTGGTATTCCGATCAGACAGGGCTGTCCGTCACCGTGCCAAGGGAAATGATCAGCCACAAAGATCATCCGTTCATCCTTGCCAGCCTGGACGGCATAGCAACCGGAGGACGGGTGCTGGAGATCAAAACGTCTCGCTCATCCGAAGGATGGGGTGAGCCCGAGACGGACGAGATTCCAGTCTACTACATGACGCAAATCCAACACTACTGCATGGTCATCAATTCTCCTTCGGCCGACGTCGTTGTGAGCATAGCCGGGACGATTCCAGTTATTTACCACGTGCCGGCCGACAAAGAACTTCAATCTCTCCTCCTAAATCAATGCTTGGAGTTCTGGGAACTCGTTCAATCCAAAATCCCTCCGGACTTGGTTTCACTTTCCGACATTCAGGCTTCCTTCGGCAATTCGTCGCGCTCCTCTTTCGCCACCGCAACACAGGACGTCGAAGAGGCCATTTCCAAGCTCAAAGGCGTCAGGTCCTATATGGCATCCCTGGAATCAGAGGAAGAGGCGCTGAAGGTCCAAATCATGAAGGCCATGGGGGTCAACGACACGCTCCTTGATCTCCCCGGAAAGACTTTGGCGACATGGAAACTGTCAAAACCCAAGAAGAAGTTTGACGAAAAGTCTTTTCGTGGGGCTCAACCGGAACTCTACCAGCAATTCTTGAAGGATTCTCCGGGGTCGCGCCGGTTCCTTCTGAAATAGGGGGTACGTTATGGAACAAAAAACGGAAATGATAACTCGACCATCGGCATCATCCGTCATGGCAGCAGTTGCCCAGAGCAGAGAAGTGGCTGAGATTCAGGCGGCCATGCTCGTCGCCAAAAACTTTCCGAGGGACACTGTTTCTGCGCTCGACAGGATCCGGAACGCATGTCAAAGGCCAGGGCTTGCCGAAGTGGCACTCTACACCTACAGTCGTGGGGGAACGGATATCCAGGGGCCGTCTATCCGTCTCGCTGAAGCGATCGCCCAGCAATGGGGGAACCTGAGCTTTGGGATTAGGGAGCTCGAGCAACGTTCCGGGGAGAGCACGGTGGAGGCTTTTTGCTACGATTTGGAAGTGAATACCAGGCAGACCAAAGTCTTTCAGGTCCGACATGAGCGTCACACAAAGAAAGGGTCTTATGCCCTGTCTGACCCCCGAGACGTTTACGAGCTCGTAGCCAATCAGGGGGCACGGCGACTTCGGGCCTGCATCCTTGGGATTATCCCCGGAGACATCGTTGAGGCAGCGGTAGGCCAGTGCGAGGAAACAATGAAGGCCAAGGCGGACACGTCCCCCGAGGCCATAAAAAAGATGCTCTCCGCCTTCTTTGAATTTGGAGTCACAAAAGACCAGATCGAAAAAAGGATCCAGCGCAGGATCGACGCCATTACTCCGGCGCAGGTCATTTCTCTTCGTAAAATCTACAATTCCCTTCGGGACGGTATGAGTTCTCCTGTCGATTGGTTTGAAATCACCCCGGAGACATCCGCTCAAGAAAAACTCTCCGGAGTCGAAGCCGGCAAGGAAAAGTTAAAAGGTAAGACCAAAGCAACACAGACCGAACCCGTCCTGAAAGAGCCTCCTGCTCCTCCCTCTCCCCCCGAAATGGCCCCGGATATCTGCCCTGATGGAGGGACCATGGCCGGGGATAGACCGACGGTGGCGTTCTGTGGATCCTGCGCCATGCGTGATGGTTGCCCGGTTTGGCCTGTTACCGAATAATTTCCAAAGAAGGATTCGAAATGCTCTACCGCAACAAAAAGACCGGAGATATTTACCGCTTCCTAGCCTTCGGGATTGACACCACAAACGCCAGAGATGGTATGCCGGTGATGATCTACTGCCCCGACGACAACGAGCACACGATCTACGTCAGGGAAGCAGAAGAGTTTGAGGAAAAATTTGATCTCTGCGAGGGTAGGTCCTCTTGAGCGACAAGCCCAGCAAACTGGACCCCCATGACTGCCCCTGGCACTCGACGGAGCACCGCAGGCTGCAATGTGCAGCTCTGCGCCACAACAAGGCGGGGGATCCGGTTTGCATGGCTGTGGCTGTTTATGCGAGTGAGGACGTGAGTAGGTGCCCGAGGCTGGAGAAAAACGGTTGATGCTGTGTTATTTCTGCGGTATATCGGTATTGCCTCCCGGGTCTAGCCACCCCAGGAGCGCGATACCCAAACGCGATAGGATGTCTCCCGAATGAAGACACTTGCACCATCTTGCCAATTGCCATATTTTGAATTCTCTAGCCTCGAGAGGATCGCCGGTTCCGCAAGGACCGGGGGCCGTGTTCGCGTCACGGCGGCAACCCCTCTCGGGGCTTTTTTTTGCCCAAAAGGTTGCCAAAATGAGATGGTTTAAGCACTTGTCCAACGCGGCGGAAGATGAATCTATGGCCCTACTTATAGACAGGTTTGGTCTTGAGGGTTACGGGCTATGGTGGAGGATCCTTGAGGTTATAGCCGCTGGAATGAACAAGGGTTCCGGACGTCACGAGGCTACATACACGTGGCGAAAATGGCGCTCCTTGTGCGGAATGTACCATCAATCTCGGTTCAAATCGATTCTGCTTTTTCTGGCCTCTCAGGGAAAATTTACTCTAATCTCTGCACCATCTCCAGAGCATCTCCGCACCATCTCTGCACCATCTCCAGAGCATCTCCGCACCATCTCTGCACCATCTCCAGAGCATCTCGATGTGATCTCCAAAGCATCTCAGCAGGATCTTTTAACTATCTCATGCCCTAACTTATTGAAATTCCGAGATGAGTATCACAAAAAGTCCGGACAAACTCCGGACAATGTCCAAAAAAAATCGGTAGCGTGTCAGGAGCAAGAGACAGAGACAGAGACAGAGACAGAGACAGAGGTAGAGGTAGATAAAAAACCTTTATGCACGGAACCGGCAATGCCGGATTCCGAGCCTGCCATCAACGAACCTTCCCCCAACAAAAGAATCAGGATGGATTACGAGTCAAGGGAATGGACGGGGATAACAGAAACCGAAATGGAAGAATGGCGCAAGGCATACCCTGCGTGTGACATAGAGAGGGAAATTGACAGGGCTGGACTTTGGTTGCTCGCTAATCCAACGAAGCGAAAGAAGGATTGCTACCGTTTTCTGACCAACTGGATAGGAAGAACTCAGGAGCGGGGCGGCACGGAAAGGGGCAAGAAGGGTACATTTTCGACTCCGGACGGCAGAGTGAGCGAAATAACCGCAAGGAACATCGAAATAGGCAACCGCTGGCTAGAGAAAAGGATGGGGAAAAATGACGGAAAATGATGGGCCAAGATTCCTGACGGCATTTACTGGCCTGTGCGCCTATTTTGATAAGCCATACAGCGAGATTTTGCTCGACATCTACTGGCGCGGCCTCGAAGAATTAGACATCGACCAGGTGGAGTCGGCCTTCTTTTCTTCTATCAAAACGGCCCGTTTTTTCCCGAAAATCGCTGAAATCCTTGAATCCGTGGATGGTGGCCCCGAAGAAAGAGCGATCCTGGCATGGGAACAGCTTCAGGAGGCTGTGAGGCGAGGCGGAGCAAGCGAATCAGTCCTGTTTGTGGATTCAAAGATTACTCGCACTGTAGAGCTTCTTGGCGGATGGTTTCAGGTTTGTATGTGGCCGATAGCTGAACTTCAGTTCCGGAGACACGAATTCTTGCAGACTTACAAGGCTCTCAAATCGGGAGGATCCCCGCGAAGTCTTGCGGGTGTCATTGAGCGCGAAAATTCAGCCCGAGGGTATCTTAATCACGTCCCCGATCCGCTTGTTATTGGGAACAGGCAGAAGCTTCTCGGCCAAGCCCAAAAAGGTCAGAGTTTGGCTATATCTGGCGCGATAGGCAAAGTTGTCAGGGCTTTGAGCGTAGAGGATGCGGAGCGCAGTGAGGTTCCAAATTAGATCACGCCTGAAAATCGCAGAGAAATGGGGGTAAGCACATGCCCAACCGAAACAGGATAGAAATTACAGGTCATTTGGGGGCCGATCCGACAGTCAGAACGACGCAATCCGGGTCTGTAGTAGTATCCTTCAACATCGCAGTTTCTGAAGGCAAAGACGACAAAAAGACCACGACTTGGTTCCGCTGCACGGCATGGAAAGATTTAGGCGAAGCCATTGCCGAGAGATTCAA